TGCTTAAAAACATTTGATCGCTCTGGTAAATCAATAGAAAGAAGAGGTAGACCTCCAAAACAAAAATGAAAATATTAAAAGAAATTGTTAAAGTAATTATTTTTTGTGCAATATCAATTTTAGTAGTTGGGATATTGCATTATATAGCAAAATAAAATGGATAAATAAATATAATGAAAAAAAATCTAAAAAATAGAATAAAAGACAATTGGGATCGAGTATGTATGGCAATTGCCCTACTTTATTTCATTACTTTATCTTATTCAGATGCATACATAACAAATGTTTATAAAAGAGAAAAAATAGAACTAGAATCAGATTATAACCATTTATTAGAAAAGCAAAAGGAAGCATATGAAACCATTGTTATGATGAGTGAAAAAATTAATAGACTTGAAAATCCAAACAAAAATGAATTTAAAGAAAAAAATTGAATTCGAAAAATTCCGTGAAGAATGGAAAGAAAATTGGTATGATTACTACCGTCTATTAGATATAGACTTTGAATGCTTTATGCTAATGAAAGGATTAACAATAGAAGAATTTAAACATTTAAACAATAAAGAACTATGGAAAAACATGTTGTAGTTTCCCTATCTGGAGGGATGGATTCCAGTACATTATTACTGCGTTGTCTTAAAGAATATGACACGGTAACAGCTATTTCATTTGATTATGGACAAAAACATCGAGTTGAACTAGAACGCGCTCAATCATTAGTAAATTACATTTCAAATCAAGCTCTTCCTCCTATTACTTATAAAGTAATTAAACTAGAGGGTTTGGCTGATTTACTTGATTCTGCACTTGTAACAGGTGGAGATGAAGTACCTGAAGGTCACTATGCTGAGGATAATATGAAAGCAACAGTTGTACCTAATAGAAATAAAATATTTGCCTCTATTACCCAAGCAGTTGCACTATCAGTTGCAAACCAAACAGGTGGAAACTGTGATATTGCACTTGGTATTCATGCAGGTGATCACGCTATTTACCCCGATTGTAGACAAGAATTTAGAGATGCAGATGATGCTGCTTTTAGAATAGGTAATTGGGATGCTGATAGTGTAGGTTATTTTACACCATATCTTGAAGGTGATAAATTTACTATTTTACAAGATGGAGAGAATTTATGTGATTATTTAGGTCTTGATTTTGATGAAGTTTATAAACGTACAAATACAAGTTATAAACCAATCCAAATCATTTCTTCTTCCGGTGATAATTGGTTCTCAGATTACAAATCAGCTAGTTCAGTTGAGAGAGTAGAGGCATTTATTAAATTAGGAAGACCTGATCCTGTAGCATATGCAGATGAAACAGGCCCTGTAAAATGGGAAAAAGTAGTTAAATCAGTAACAAAAGTATTAGAAGAGTATAATGACTAAATATCAATCAACTAAAATATTTGACGGATTTAGTACAGTATTTCGTCAATGGAGAGCAAAAAAAACACATTGTAGTTATTTACATGGTTATGGAATTTCATTTAAAGTAACATTTGAGGGCCAACTCGACCATAGAAATTGGGTTTGGGATTTTGGTGGTATGAAAAGAGCTAAAACCCAAATTGATGGTATGTCCCCAAAAGTTTGGATGGATTATATGTTTGATCATACTCTAATTGCTGCAAATGATGACCCAGAATTAGATTCCTTTAGAATGATGGATGCACAAGGAATAATTCAATTAAGAATTATTGATGCTACTGGTGCTGAAAAATTTGCTGAGTATATTTATAATAAGTTAAACAGTTTTGTTGAAGAGGAAACAGATGGTAGGGTAAGAGTTACACAAGTTGAATTTATGGAACATGGAAAAAACACAGCAATTTATGGAGAATAACTACTGGTATGTAACTACAACTTATAATAATTTTAAATTTAAATACATTTTAGTAAAATAATATGGAAAAGCCTTTAGGAAGAATAAAAGATTATAATAAAAGATTACCTATATTAGAATTATATAGATGTGTACAATCTGAAGGTAGTAGATTTGGAAGACCTACCATTGCAGTTAGAACTACAGGATGTACCCATAGATGTTATTTTGGAGAAGGAGGATGGTGTGATAGTTGGTACACAAGTATCCACCCAGAAAAAGGAACATTTAGTTTTAATGATATTATTAAGATATATGATGAAAACCCTCATGTAAAAGAAATGATGTTAACAGGTGGTTCACCTACAATGCACCCTAAATTAGTAAATGAATTAACACATTTTGCAAATCAAAGAGGTATTCTTATTACTATTGAAACTGAAGGCTCTCACTTCCTTAAAACAGATTTACCATTAGGTCTTATTTCTTTATCTCCTAAGTTTTCTAATTCTGTTCCTAAACTAGGTGCTTTAACACCTAATGGAAAAGAAACAGATGAACGAATGATTAAACAACATAATAAACTAAGGTTAAACTATAGTGCTATTAGAAAAACACTAGACTATCATAGTGATTATCACTTCAAACCAGTTTGGGATGGTACTGATGAATGTTTAAAAGAAATAGAAGATTTTAGAATTAAAATGGAAATCCCAAAACATAAAACATTTATAATGCCTGCGGGTGATACAAGAAAAGAATTAATTAAAATGTATCCTTTAGTATTTGATTTATGTGCTGAACATGGTTATAACTTAACAGGTAGAGATCATATAATAGCATTTGACACAGAACGAGGTGTCTAAAGAAGAAGCACTAGACATATTACTTGAAATAGAAGATAGCATTAATGTTTGTTGTGCTATTACTATGGAGCCAGATGAAGTTTTAATATTAGTAAACCAATTAAAAGAATATATAGAAAATGTTTGAATATAAAGCAAAAACAGTGAGAGTAGTTGATGGTGATACTATTGACGCTATGGTAGATTTAGGATTTAATACTTTTAAAAAAGTAAGAATTAGAATGCATGGTATAAATGCTCCTGAATCTAGAACAAGGGATTTAGAAGAAAAAAAAAGAGGTTTAGCTGCAAAAGCTAGACTTATTGAGCTCTTAGAAAATGTTAATAATGAGTTTACTTTAATATCTTATGGAGTTGGCAAATTTGGAAGATGTTTAGGAGTTATTCATACTGATAAAGATATTTCAATAAATAAACAATTAATAAATGAAGGTCATGGAACAGAATATTTTGGAGGAAAAAGATAAATATATTTGGATATTATTAAAAGATTTTTTATATTAACATAAATAAATTATTAAATGAGCGAAAAAAATACAATCGAAAAAAAATTTGTTAAAAAATATGAATGGGTAGGAGATGTTAAATCTTATAAAGAACCCCAAGATAATGAACATTCATTAAAATATAATGAACCTAATAGAAAATATGATAAAGACTATTCTCCTACAAAAAAAGATATTGAAACATTTCCTGATTTACAAAATGGACCTTCTTCACTTATTCAAGGTTCCCCTGTTGAGATACAACAAGTAGGAATACATAATTTTAGATTACCATTAAAATATAAAACAAGAGATAATGGTATTAAAGAATTAGAAACTAAAGTAACAGGAACTGTATCTCTTGAAGCTCATAAAAAAGGTATTAATATGTCTCGTATTATGAGATCATTTTATGAATTTAAAAATGATACTTTTAGTATTGATAAGTTAGAAACGGTTTTATCTGCTTACCAAGAAAAACTAAAAACATTTGATTCTAAAATTTCACTTAAATTTTCATACCCTATTATTTTAAAATCATTAAGATCTGACAATGAAGGATACCAGTATTATGATGTTACTTTAGAAGGTGATTTAAGCAAAAAAGGCAAAATGAAAAAAATTATTCATTTTGATTTCGTATACTCTTCAGCTTGTCCTTGCTCTTATGAATTAGCTGAATATGCTAGAAAATATAGGAATAAAGCAACAGTTTCCCATTCACAAAGATCAGTAACTAGAATATCTATTGAATTTGATGATATGGTTTGGATTGAAGATTTACAAGAAATGTGTGCTAAAGCTTTACAAACTGAAACCCAAGTAGTAGTAAAAAGAGAAGATGAAATGGCATTTGCTGAATTAAATGGTTCTCATCTTAAATTTGTTGAAGATGCTGCTAGATTATTATATAAACAATTAAATGAAGATAAAAGAATTAAAGACTTTAGAATTATTTGTTCCCACCAAGAATCACTTCATTCACATGATGCTATTTCAGTTATTTTAGCCCCAGGTAGTAAATTTAGTAGTGATGTTCCTCATGAGTTATGGTCAAGTTTAATCCATATCTCTTAAATTAGATATAAAGCTATGAAAAAGAAAGATAAATATGTTCCATTTGTAAGTGAAGTAGAAGAATTTAATCACACAATGGGTAAACCAAACAATTATGAACCAACAATCCCCGAAAAAAAAGAATGGCAGTTTGTATATGACTTCATCCTTGAAGAGCTCGAAGAATATAAAGAAGCCTGTGAAACCGGAAATATTACTGAAGTTCTTGATGCTTTATGTGACATTGCCTATGTTTCATTGGGCAACGGCACTATGTTACATGGTCTTAAGGATCAAATATGGCCAGCGTATCAAGAGGTACAAGCGTCGAATATGTCAAAAGCTTGTGTTAGTAAAGAAGAGGCACAAGAGACCGTTAGAGTACGTGCCGAAGAACAAAAGGAAGCATGTCACTATGAAAAGGTTGGAGACTATTATATTGTCTATAGAACACGTGATAGAAAAGTAATGAAAAATATAAATTATTTTAGACCTAATCTAAAACAATTTTTAAAATAAATGTATAAAAAGTGTTTTGCCGAATATAAAAGTTATAATAAATACCTAATCCATTTATGGACTGATGAGGGTTATTCAACTAGTGAATGGTCTTCTCCTGCTTATATTGAATGTGATGAAAGTGAAGCAAAGTATAGAGGTCTAAATAATGAACCATTAAAAAAGATATATAAATGGAAAAGAGACATGAGTGGTCTCCATTTTCATGATATGTCACCTTATCAAAACTTTTTAATTGATAAGTATGGAATTAATGATGAACCATCAACTACTCATAAAGAAATATTTTTTGATATAGAAATTGAAATGGGAGATGCTTTAACTCCTGAATACATTCAATCTGCACCTAAGAAAGTAACCTCAATTGCATGGTATTTTAAACAGGAAGATGAATGGAAAATCATTATCTTAGACCCTAAAGAACAAATCCAACCAACAGTAAATGGAAACAAAGAAATAATCCCAGTTTATAATGAAACTGTTTTATTATCCAAATTTCTTACCTATATGAGAGAGCTAGACCCAGATATTCTTGTAGGTTATAATAGTGATTATTTTGATATTCCTTACTTATACTATAGAATTAAAAATGTGTTAGGTGAGGAAATGGTTGAGTATTTATCTCCTATTTTAAAAGTAAGAGAAAAACGCAGTTATAGAACAAATGAAATATATGATTCTAACCAACCAATAGAGATAGCTGGAGTTGAGTCACTTGACTATATGCGTTTACATAAAAAATATAGTTGGGAAGATGAACCAAGTTGGAAGTTAGATGCATTAGGTGAAAAATATGTTGGATTAAATAAAATAGAATATAATGGTTCTTTAGATAGATTATTTGAAGATGATATTGATACATTTATAGAATACAACTTTCGTGATGTTGAGATTTTAGTTGAATTAGATAAAAAGCTAGAATACCTAGCATTAACTAAAAACCTGTCTCATAAGGGTAAACACAATTATGGAGAAGTTTACCATAACACAGTCACACAAGATGGGGCAATTTCAGCTTATTTACTATCTGAAGGTATTATTCCACCTGCAAAAGAACAAAGTCCTAAAAAGAAAAAAGGATACGCTGGTGGTTATCTATTTTGCCCTAAAGCAGGTGTATACAAATATATGTTTGATGAGGATTTAACTTCACTATACCCTTGTATTATTATGTCTTTAAATATAGGTAAGGAAACAATGGTAGGTAGAATTATAAGTCATACTTTACCTGAAAACCTTAAATATAGACCTTATATGGTTACTGATAAAGAGACTAAATCCACATACTATTCTCCTTCTAGAAACAACTATTTAGGTTTAAACGATTTAAAGAAAAAAGACCCACAAGAAGAACTTACTATTGAAAATGCTAAAGGCAAACGCACTCAAATTGAAGTAGGTAATTTAATTAATTTAATTGAGGATATGGAAATGGCTGTTTCTGCAAATGGTACATTTTTTAGAACAGATAAACAATCAGTACTTTCAATTATTTTGAATAAGTGGTTTGATGAGAGGGTAAAGTATAAAAATGCTATGAAAAAAGCATACAAAGCAGGTAATTCTGAGTTAGGTACTTCATTTCATTTAAAGCAATATACAATGAAAATTTTGCTAAATAGCTTGTATGGAGCAACGGCTCTCCCTACATTCAGATATGCGATGAATGAAGCAATATTAAGTGAAGCAATTACACTAAGCGGGTGGAGAATCATCCAGGAATCTGCTTTAGCAGCAAATAGACATATTAATAAATTAATGAAAACTAAATAATGGCAATCTCCCCACAATCAATTAGAAAAGGTGTTCAAGTTAAATTTGATAATGTTATAGTAGATAAACAAACTATAATTGAAAGAAGTGAATCTTGGACAGAGAAACAAGAAATACTATTTAAAAAATTCCTTAAACAAGGAGGTAAATGTAAAATACAAGGTTTAAAAGTTGAGGTAATACCACAACATGAAGTACTTACCTCAAAAGGAGAAAAACCAAGTGGTAAAATTGTAGCACCTGGAATTGATCAAAGATTTTAAGATGAAGCATATAGAAGACGTACCGTGGATGATTTGTGATGAAGGTGATGTAAACTACTGTGCTTATGTAGACACAGATAGTAATTACTTTCATGCTGAACCTATCCTAAAGCACTTCTATCCTGATTTTGATGAAATGTCTGATGGAGATAAGGATGAAAAACTTGAAAAGGTAGCCCTTAAATACCAAGACATTATTACAGATTCTTATAACATATTAGCTAAAGAGTGTTTTAATGTCCCTACACATAGACTTGAAATGAAAACAGAATGTGTAATCAGATCAGCTTATTTTAGAAAAACTAGAAGGTATGCTCAATGGATTACTAAAGAAGAGGGTATAGCTAAAGAAAAATTAGATATAAAGGGTCTTGAGTTTAAAAAAGCAAATTTCCCACCTATACTAGGTAAGTTTTTTAAAGATATTTTAATTGATGTTTTAAAAGGTTCTACACAATCTGATATAGATAAAAAAGTAAAAGAATTTAAAATACAAATATTAAATGGTGATATTCCTTTAGTTAAATTAGGCAATCCAACAGGAGTAAAAACGTTAAACAAGTATATGGGACGTAAACCTAAAGCAGGTGAAATGTTTACTCAAATGCATAAAGGTGCTCCTGTAAGTGCTAAAGCAGCTGCTGTTTATAATGATTTAATTAGATTTTGGAAGTTAAATCAAAAACACTCCTACATAGCACAAGGTGATAAAATTAAATATATCTATTTAAAACCAAACCCATACCAGATAGATACATTAGGTTTTTTAGATTTTGATTTACCTGAAAAGGTAGTAGAGTTTATGGAAAAGTATGCTGATAGGCAAAAAATATTTGATTCTATATTACTTAATAAATTAGAGGGTTTTTATGATGATTTAGGTTGGTCATTAAATTTAAATCCATATAAAGATAAGTTTTTTAGTTTTAGTTAGGTTATTTAATAAAAAGTTA